ATGAGTTTACATCAGGTTCTCCTGTATGATCTACCTCTTCTGGTATTATATCGTCAGATAGGTCGCTTGTGCTGTCCATTTCATTTTTTGTGGAAATGAATAAGGGATCGTCACGATATGCAGGTGGAATACATTCATTCTCGTATATATCAAGTACTTCTTTCACTACTTCTTCGCGCTGAATATCGTCACTTTGAAATTCAATACTGGTAATACTTGAACTTCGGCGCCCGCGAAATTTATTGAGAAAGTCTTCCAGACCATTCATTGCTTCTCCTCGGTCATGTTGTTGTAAATCGCCGGTAATAACGATTCTACTATTTTCTCCGATGCGCGTGAGAAGCATTTTCATTTGAGCAACGGTGGAGTTTTGCATTTCGTCGGCGATAATCCATGCATTTTTAAAGGTTCTCCCGCGCATGTAACCAAGAGGAGCAATTTCTATTTTCTTCTCCTCGATAAGCTCAGTCACTTCTTTTACGCTCATAAATGTGTATAATATATCATAAATAGGACGTACCCATGGTGCCATTTTGTCTTCAAGGGTACCAGGAAGGTATCCCATGTCCTCATCTACTGCTACCGATGGCCGTGTGAAAATAATTTTTTCTATAGTGCCTCTCATAAAATAACGAATACCATATTCAGTTGCAAACAATGTCTTTCCTGTACCTGCAGGTCCTGTGGCAACAACAATCTTGCTTTTCTTTTGTCCTAACACTCTGGTATATCGTTCCTGACTGATATTTTGTGGGCGGGTAAACATGTTCTCCAGACGCTCTTTTTCACCTACGGATAGGTACTGATAATTATCGCCTGTATTACTAACCGTTTCGGATGTTTCGTACATATCATCCATAAAGCGGGCATCAATGTACTTTTTGCTGCGTTTGTTACGCCGGGACCCATCAGTCTTAGAATTTTTGTTGTGCATGGGAGAGGGCGCTAATATATATTGCCTCTATATAAAATAAAAAACTGAAAACAATTCATAAAAATATTATTTATTACCGTTAATGCTCATGTTACACAGGAATAATATTAAAAATATATAAAAACCAAGTATGGATGTATATAATGAATCGCATTGAGCAAATGGAAATGGTCCAACGCGCCGGACTTGAGCTATTTAAGAAGAAAAACGCTGATTATGGAGACGCTTTTGCCAAATATGGTGTTATTGGGGTTCTTATGCGGATCGGAGATAAAATCCAGCGATCTATGTCTATTACAAATAATGGAATTGCACTGGTTGATGATGAGGGTATCCGTGACACACTTGTTGATTTACATAATTATGCGGCAATGGGAATTATGCTTCTTGACGAAGGTCGAGACATAGAAAAACCCAACAACCATTAGTAAGAGCTGTTCTTATCACAAATTCTCAACGCAACGAGCTCTTAAAATGTTATATCCTAACCTATTATAATTAGAAATATATTTTTATTAGCATTTTTGCTGTTAAAACAATTACAATTAATCAATATATGCTAACAAATATTCATTTATGAAAAAACATAAAATCTACACCCTCTTTATTGTAATTTAGGAATGACGGATTCCACGACGACCGAACCCTTGCTTACTCCTGACGATAGCCGCTATGTAATGTTTCCAATCAAGGATAATGACATCTGGAAGATGTATAAAAAATCGGTGGATAGCTTTTGGGTTCCACAGGAATGTGATTTGTCTCGTGATTTGGGTGACTGGGAAAAGCTGAGTAAGGACGAAAAACATTTTATCAGTATGGTGTTGGCGTTTTTTGCTTCATCCGATGGAATTGTATTGGAAAATCTGGCCATTCGCTTTATGGGTGACGTGCAGCTGGCCGAGGCCAGAGCTTTTTACGGCTTCCAAATTGCTATTGAAAACATCCATAGTGAAATGTACAGCCTATTGATCGATACGTACATCAAAGACAAGCAGGAACGCGACAAGCTATTTAATGCACTTGATCATTTCCCCTGCATTCAGAAAAAGGCCGACTGGGCTCGAAAATGGATTGGCGACCACCGCAGCTCCTTTGCGGCCCGGTTGGTGGCCTTTGCAGTGGTCGAGGGAATATTTTTCTCTTCAAGTTTTGCTTCCATCTATTGGATCAAGAAACGAGGCCTTATGCCAGGACTCACATTTTCAAATGAGCTGATCTCTCGCGACGAAGCTCTCCATACGGAGTTCGCTATTCTGTTGTATACCAAGCTTCAAAAGAAGCTATCGAAGAAACGCATTCACGAGATTGTATCCGAGGCTGTAGAAATTGAAAAGGAGTTCATTTTGGAGGCTATCCCCTGTCGTATGATTGGTATGAACTCCAAGCTCATGAGTCAATATATCGAGTTTGTTGCTGACCGTCTGTGTGTGCAACTTGGATACGATAAAATTTACAACAGCGCTAACCCATTTGATTTCATGGAGTTGATCAGTGTAGAAACCAAGGTGAATTTTTTCGAGCGCACCAACTCTGAATACTCGCTTGCCAATAAGAAGGTAGATGCGAATGTATTCGATTTCAATGCCGCATTCTAAGTATATGGAATGTATGTTGTTGAAACATACATTCTACTGCAAGAAAACTACAAAGGTAAACGTAAGATAGAAAACTGCAATTACAGAAACAAATGCGTAGTGTAAGTAAGGTATGCGTTGCCACGTGCCTTCTGGTACATATTCTGGAATAAGATCACCATGATGGTTCATGAAACTTGCAAATTCCTGTGCAGCAGACATACCAATAATGATGGAGATGATGAGAATTGCACTCCCCAATGCGGTCATCAATAACCGTAAATTACGATCGGAAAAGGTGTTACTAAAACCGATAAGTGCAATTGCAACTGTGGTACTTACAAACATATTTCTTTGTGATGAAATAAGTGCTCTATATACGGCATTAGGATCAATTGCGGTATCTTCTTTCATATACCATACATTGCGAAAGTATTTGGATAATAAAGCTTTATGTATAATATAATGTTTGTATCTTCTCATTTGAACATTCTGTGTCTTATAGCTTATTTTGGTGCAGTTATGTGCAGCAATAAGGATATTATTCTAACGCCAAACGATGCGAGTAGGGGCAGTGATATAGCCATGATTCTCGCCCCTGGTTGTGGAATAGGACCCGATGCTTACATCCCCCTAATGGAGTCCCTTCAAAAGCTGATTCCTGGTTTATGGGTGGGCATTCCGTCTCTACCCGCGAACGTGTCCACACTCGGAATGAAGAAGGCGGTAAATCGTGTAGCAGGGTCGCTTCTGGAGGCGGGACTACCCGCCGATCACGAAACTTTCTACAGTGGTCACTCTCTTGGGGGCGTTGTAATTTCTTCCCTGGTTTCTAAGCCAGAGAAGCTCCCCGATGGTTTCAATAACCCGAAGGGGATGGTTCTTATGGGATCATTCTTGACACGATCATTTAAGTCTGATGCGGTGGCGGAAGAAGGACCTGGTCAATATGCATATCCTACTTGTCCTGTACTTACAATCGGGGGCGAGCTTGACGGACTCTGTCGCATTTCTCGCATTGCCGAGTCTTCGTTCACGATGATTAACATGGCAGAGGATCCTGTGAAGAATGCACATTACTTCCCAGTAACGGCCATCAAGGGAATGTCTCACATGCAGTTCGCCTCCGGGGAAATCCCTTTGCTCGTTAAGGAACGAGACTTTGTTCCGGAGATCACTTACGACGAAGCGCACGCACTGGTAGCCGCTGATATGTCTTATTTCATGCAGGCCATTCTTGGGGATGCTTCGTTTAGCCAACTGGATGCACGTATGCTTGCATCGCAAGAGCTCTTTGCGCCCCTGATTGAGGCTCTGCAGATGGAGGGGTTCCATCAGTTCAAGCCTCCATGCTACTGCGAGGCAGTCGATGAGTACGGAGGTCTTGAGTACGGAACTTGTCCCGAGCAACCGGGTTGTACTGCGGGCACCCCATGGACAGCGCGGGCAACAACCATTATGGGTGGCGATGTGAAGGGTCTTGAGTTTACCACGATGGATTCGCAGCATATCGTCACAGAGGAAGACCCGTCCTGTCACTTACCCAAGGTGCATGCGGGCACCGACCACGCCACGGGTGTGAAGACAGCGAACACCCCCTCGGGGAACCCTGGTAACGGCAAGGAATCGGCACTGTGCGATGATGCGTCGCGCTGCACGCTTGAAATGACCTCCGTCACCCAAGTGTGGTACGAGACGGGATCGGAGTTGGATATTTGGCGGTTTTCTATCGGATCCGATACCGTTGATTCAGGCTTTCTTCCCGTCTCTGCAAAAGAACTGAAGTCCAAGATGAAATCGCGGCAGGCGATTTGGCAGGCAGCCAATGTCACGGGAGCCATGGCTTTGGATCTCGACGTATCAGACGGTTTGGAAGCAGCCCGCTGCGCAGAAATCAACCAGGCTGCAATTGATTATGCACTAAACCTCATTCCCGACGCCACCCGCAAACGCTATGAGAGCGTGGGACAGCAGTTAGTGGTGTCTCAGGCGGACAAGAAAGTCTGTGCGGCGGGTCCGTGTTGGATCTGGTCTGGGCTCGATTACAACGATCGCGGTGATCAGGGGGTGGAACTTTTTTCAGCTTCGTTTCCCTACAAAAATTCAAACCCTTTTCCCTGTGGGGAAAAAGGAGTAGAGGGAAAGCATCTGCCTTGCCCTGCAGGAATGCACTACTGCAAGCTACTCAGTCCAGCCCGGGCAGTGGAGTGGATGTACGTTGACTCGCTTCGCTTGCATGCTTCTCTTAAAAAGCAGATGTCTAATGTTGGAGCAACTTGGAACCCTTTTAAACCCGACACTGATCCATGCTGTGAGGAGTGTGACTCCTCTGTTGGTCTCGCGAAATTCTGGTCTATTGATGACATATTTAATCAGTGCGGCGAGGCTTGTATGTCGCCCGATGATTACGACCTGTACCATAAATTTGAAAAGAACTTGTTACCAGCGGAAGGTACCAATACGCCATGTGCCGACCACGGTTACCCGAACTATAAGAAGACATTGACTCATGGAGCAGGGCCTATTAAAATGACCTTTGATATGTACACAAGTTGATATTAAATGCTGTATGTATAATATAATGTTTGTGAATTACTTTAAACAAGACATAACGAAAGTTCCGGCGTGCGTGAATAAACATAATTATAAACAACCGTCGACGCGACCGATAAGTTCTGATCCAGTGAATGACTATATTGAGCAATGTGGTTCCCTTGATGAAAACCAAATACCGTTTATCACATTTTTACCCGAAGATGATGATGGTACGGATTACCGTATTATTGACGCAATTAAGAATAACGTATTAAATAACGTATTAAATAACGTATTAAATAACGTATTAAATACCGTCTCGATCCATGCATATGTTGGAGCAGTTACACTGGTTGGAACATATATTGTATATAAATTCATGAAAAGAGCAAAATAAACATTTTTCTCAGTATTTGAGAAAAATGTTGCTGGTTTACAATGCACTGTCATTGTAGTTTTTTGCAGTCGCGCGTTCACGACGATAACGGGTATAATCGCCCGATGATGCGGTAGTGGCCTTCTGATATTTTACGTCATTGTAATTAGTTCCTGAAGGTTTCCACGATAAACGCACAACACGACGCGTGGCCGATTCTTGACCAAGTCTATACCCGAGTCTATTTTGTTTTCCTGAGAATCCTTGTGCGCTTCCTCCTAAATTGGACATTATACATTACCGCGACATTTTTTGATGATTTGCGGTTACTTTAACAACTCAAAACATACTGATTGTATATATGGATTATATGGAACAGGAGGATGATTGCGATGATGTTAGTTTATTAGAAGAAGAGGGAGATAAAGTGAGTGATGATGAAGGCACCAACGGAATGAATGATATAACCCTTCAATGTTTGTTGAACGCAAAGAATTACAGAAAGGTTATGGAGGTAAAGGAGCCTGAAAATTACGGCGATACGTTTCTTAAAGATATGCAGAAGGAAAAAGGTAAGATAATGTCCCAAGTAGAGGACATTATTGACGGGAAAATGGTGAATAGCGATATGTATGTTTTGTTTCGGTCATTTGTTAAATGCTTGCATAGAACATGGGAACTTGAAAAAATACAGCAAGAGACTGATGACGAACGAGAACGTTATGAAGAAGAACAGGTACAAAAATATGCGGGTGCTTCTGGTTGGTCATTCTGGAGTTCTGACCGTGTGGTTAAACGAGGATAAATTCTACGGGTATATCAGATGCCAACTGCAAATACCAAATCAACGCGTCCGCAAAAACGAACGCCTAAAAATAAAACCCGCTGTGCTCCCAGATATAGAGGAGGACCAACATGCTTTACGGAATCCGCACTTCGAGAATTAGTGACCCAGTTTAACCGGCACAATAGCTCTCCCATTAAGGCGGATACCAAAAAGGGAATGTTGAGCGCATTAAAGAGGCGTATGCCAAAATGCTCGGAAAATGAAATGTGCTGGCTAAATACGCTTCCTATTGATGTTGCCGTGCGGCTGCGGTTTCTCCACTTTGCACCATCTGCGCCAAAGAAGTGGCGGACAAACATGGACACATGGCTCACGAATGTTGATATAGACTCGGTAATGTATCAATACATGGAGGCTTACCCTGATTTCATCTATTTTTCCCCTGCGCCCATTGATTTTGCGCAACGTACATGGTCAGGCGCATGCATAACTCCTGAAATATGCAATTTTAGTCCCAAGGGCATGGGCGATTATAAGCGAGCGGGATGGGTATTTAACCTGGACACGCATGATGGCCCGGGAACACACTGGGTGTCATTGTTTGCCGACTTTAAGAAGAAATATATTATGTATTTTGACAGCGTGGGTAGCCCTTGTCCCGGGGAAATTCGGGACTTTATGGATCGTATCAAGCGCGAAGGTGGAGGAATGACTGAATACGAGACGATACGTGAGCATCAATTGGAAGATGGTCAATGCGGTATGTATGCATTACACTTCCTTGATACTCATGTAACACAAAAGATTAATGGACGTAAATCAACACCAGAAGAGATTTCAAATTATTTTAATGATATACAAATTAGTGATAAGACAATGTCTCAATTGCGTACCAAACTATTTAACATGTAATTCATGAAAATATGTATAGGTAGTGTATACTTATACATACCATGGCTGATTTGTCTCAATGTAAAGCTCATAATTATGACGTGGACCAAGCATGTACAGAAATGGAAGACATTGGTGATGAGAAAATATTAAAAAAAAATAGTCAGCGCGCATTCTTAAAACTCCATCCTGATAAAAATGATAAGTCTGAAGAGTGTCAGCAGATAGCAAACGAGAAATTTATCAAATACGGCAATTGTTATGATGCGCAAGTGGAAGCTCTAAAAAATACTCCTTTACAAGGTACGTCGACTGAAACTTCTCCCGAAACACCTATGGAATTGGGTGCTCCGGTTAAACCCAGTGAAGGAGAATCCAGCGAGGAACCGCCTGCGCAATCCAGCTTCGACAGTTCCAGTAAGCCTTTCGACGGTTCGACTGACAATGCGATGCCCAGCGACAGTGACGATCCCAAGCAAGATGCGGCGTCTGAGCCTATTGATAATAGCGCTCTCGTTATTCAAACAACTTCCGACGATGCGGTAGAGGGGACGTCTAATGAATCTGAGGAGGTGTCTTCCGAAGAAGCAAGTGGCGATGCCAATCCCGAAACTGCGGACCAAGAGTTTAATATTATTGACATAATGCCAGAAAAGATAGCCGAATTTAAAAACGCAATTGAAGAGACCGAAGGTGTCGAAGAATCGGAGGAACTGCTTAATCATAAGGAAAGGTTGGATGTGATGAAGACTGATTTTGATGCGTCGGTATTGGTATACGAGGAATCTATCTATAAACTCGAGGACGTAGATGAAGCAATGGAAGAAAAAATACGTAAGATCGAAACCGGTATTACCGATATTTATAATGCACTTACCGAGTTCAATAACCGGTATAAGCGGATTTTGCAGAAA